CCCCGCCGTCCTGGCGGGGCGCATGAGTCTCATCGAAAAGAGGATAATTACCTCCAATCATTTGACTCTTTACCTCTAATCGGAGTGCGTTTAATGGGTGTCCGATCGCGTACCACTAGTGCGACTATGCCGAAAGGCATATTCATCACTTCCACCGGTTCTCAAATTGGTGGATCGTATCCGATCTTAATTGGCGAAGATTCCATAACTGACGTTACTGGAATCGGAGACAATGAAGGATTGGATATAAATAAATGGTACCAGAAAGGGGCCATAATTCATGGGAAAGGAGCAGGCAAACGAGAGGGAATTAACTACCTCGCGGATGCGTGCAACACTCCCGGGAACTGGCCACACCTATCAATCGCTGACGCCCCCGGCAATCTTGAAGCTGCCACTAAAGCAGCTGCAAGGACAACCCCAAGCCGTCCGAAAGTGGACGTGCCGGTTGCCATTGCCGAGTTGGCAGATATCCCATTGCTAATAAGAGACTCCGGAAGGAGTATTCTTAAGAAGCTAGCAGGAGCCAATATCAAATATAATTTTGGTATTGCACCTCTTGTAGGAGATCTTGTCAACCTCTTGAAGTTTCGAGCTCAAGTCGATAAACGAATTGAGATCATTAAGAAACTTAAAGATAAGGGCTACAGGAAGACTGTGGACATCTGGCTTGGCTCTGCACAGCACGTGAAATTCGTGACGTATCAGAGTAATGGTATTTCGATAGGCAATTGGTCTACCGGTAATACCATCCAGTTGGTAAGGGCTCATTGTCGTTGGTCTCCGACCCACGACATGAAGTCCATTACCACAGAGGAGTCCATTCGTGATCTCGCCATGAGAGCGGTTTTGGGTCTCAATGCAGAACTTAGTACTGCATGGGAGGCCCTCCCGTGGTCTTGGCTTGTGGACTGGTGTAGTACCCTAGGCGACTATTTAATGGCGCATAGGAATATTATACCGGCCCAGCTTCATGCCGTTTCCGTCATGAGGCACACGATAACTACCTGGGAAACACCGACTTCTTATTCAAGTAGCAGTACTGGGAGGATTCCCATGACTGCACACTTGGTAAGAAGGGATAGTAAAACCAGGCAGTTGAGTTCAGTCGCTCCGATTGCTCATTTCCCATTCCTAAATGGGAATCAGATGGGCATACTGGCATCGCTATCAGTATTGAGGCGGCGTTAGTTGCCTCTTTTATAGCGTAGTCAGTATAAGGAGTAGTATCATGTTCACGGATCCACAAACGATCACCGTCAATGCGGTGCCGAAATCTCTTCAGAAGATCAATCAGGACAAATATTCTTCGGAATATTTGCTCCGATCGTCGACTGATGAGTATCGGCTGATCATTCGGAACTCCAGTGGTTTGAACAAGAAGCGTGGGGTCACTGTTGACCGTCACAATGTCGAGTTCACTCACACTGTTTTTCCGGTGGCGCCGGCGACGCTTTCCACTGTTAGGAAAGTGTACTTCGTTATCGAGAACCAGCAGGGTGATACCCTGACTGACCCGACTAACGTTGCTGCCGGATTGTTTGCTTGGGCGACAGCGTCGTCCAATGCGAACATCACCAAAGTGATGAACTTCGAGTCTTAGGAAACTCGAAGCGATCGTGAAGCAATCCGTGGCTTGGATCTAATACCTCCAGAATAGGAGCTAAAGATGAAAAGCCAAGTGAATGCTCTACTCCAAGTCACGCGAGGACTACATAAAGATGTTCTCGCGGCTTACCCGGCTCTAGAGGAAAGTTTGTCGAAAGATTTCGATAAGCTCGCCCTTCTTAGTCGAGAACGAGGTATAGGTTTATTTACCCTAGACCTCCCACACTTAGAGTCCTTGTTACTTAAAGGACTCGAAGATGGATGCCTTAAGCTCGAGGGCCCGTTATCAACACGGGTATCCAAGAGGATCAAAGTGCCGAGACTTTACTCGGGACTTTGGTTGCATGTTTTCGATTATGGAGCCTGTCTAAAGCAGGACGTAGACGTCACTGCTCTTGCTTTCCTTCGCCAACTACTGGTGTTGGGTAAAAAGCTCGAGCTGGGTTGCTCTTACGAACGCATTCAAGCGGTAGTAGGAGCGTACCATGACATCGAACGTGAGCTCCGCAGTCCCAGCCTTGGCTGGTCCTGTGATAGCCTCGGTCTCGATGGAAGCAATGACCAGCACGATAGTGTTGGTCAACGCTGTTCTGTACTCCCTCTACCTTTTACTTCAACTGCATTTGCAGAAGAAGAATCAGGAAAGGAAGTAGAGAATGCCAGAGGAACCGAGGGTGAGTCGTACGGAAAGAGTTATCAGCACTTTGCTGGTTCTCTTGCCGACGGTATTGAGCCTCTTTCGCCGCCGCTCTTCAAGGAGGAGCGATCGGTAGAAGAGGAGCAATGCCGTAAGAACGACATTCACCTCCTCAATCAGATTCAACGAGTAGCTGATCTGATTGTTGGTTCAATGGACGAGTTTGACCCGATAGGTTTCTCAACTTATCTGGAAGAACATGGCCAAGGAACCGGCTTTAGACATGGACCTGGTGCGGTTGCTGAACGGTTAAAACAACATGAGAAATCATGTTTTCCTAACTGGTCTGCAAAGCTCCAATCCAGATTCCCATTCGAATTCTGCGGGAAAACCGCAGGAGACTTATGGAGGTCTGTCCCCCTCAATCATGAGGTGGCAAGTCGCCTAATAGACGTTCCTAAGACCACAAAAGGTCCTAGGCTGATAGCCGCAGAGTCAACTGCACACCAATGGTGTCAACAGTTGGTTATGCGTTTCTTGTTTGACGAAAGTAGACGCCTTTTTGGTTCCCAGAAACGGGTGACAAAAAGTTTTAGGGGGATCGAAAGATCCGACTATTATGTCAACTATATCGACTTCAAGAATCAGAAGCCGTCTGGTGACTTGGTTTTGGAGGCAAGCCTTGATAGATCATTAGCAACGGTAGATCTTTCCGATGCAAGTGATCGACTTACGTGTTGGACCGTGGAGCGGGTATTTAGGAAGAATCCTTCCTTATTAACCGCCCTGCACGCCGCACGTACGAGGTACTTGAGAGATGATATCTCTGAAGAACGAACCTTCATAAAACTGAAGAAGTTCGCCTCGCAAGGCACCGCCGTAACATTCCCTGTTATGAGTATTACCATGTTGTGTATTGCACTAGGCGCAAGCCTAATGGAAGCCCCAACTTGGCATTCACTCAGGAAGTTACGTACCAAGGTTCGTGTATTCGGTGATGATATCATCATCCCGAAACACGGGTATGCGCGACTAGTTAGAGCCATGGAACTCCTCCAACTGAAAGTTAACACAGCTAAAAGCTATGTTAACGGACACTTTCGGGAGTCCTGTGGTGTCGACGGCTATTTGGGTTACGATGTGACCCCTATAAAACCGAAGACTCTAGTCGCTGACAGCCCGGCATCATGTCAGGCTGTAGTAGACAATACCAACAATCTCTTTAATAAAGGATATTGGCATGCCTCAACAGCCTGTTTCGAGCTCCTACCTGCACGTCTACG